CGAGGTGCGGGCGCGGCTGTCGGCCGCGAGCAAGCGCGCCTGGGCGAACCCCGAGGTGCGGGCGCGGCTGTCGGCCGCTCGCAAGCGCGCCTGGGCGAAAGCCGCCGTACGTCGCGCCGGCTTGCCGTTGCTCCGTCAATACGTGGACCGCGCTGCCGCGCTGTTTGCTGCTGGCGAGTGTAGTGACGTCATCGTCGACGCGCTACAGTGCGAATTCGGCCAACAGCGGAGGAGGAGAGTATGACGACGCCGCTCCTCACCGTCGCCAAGGCCGCCGAGCGGCTCGGCGTCAGCGACGACACCGTGCGGGCGCTCGTCCGCGCCGGCAAGCTGTCGCATATCCGCATCGGCACCGGCGAGCAGAAGCCGCCGATCCGATTCACCGAAGAGGACCTCGCGGCGTTCATCACGCGCCATCGCCACGTCGCGGCCGCCGACCGCGAGTACCCCGACGTCTCGCGCGTGCCGCATCGGCTGCCGCGGCGGTCCCTCGCGAACCTGGACGAGGCGAAGCGCTATGGCTAGCCCGCTCCGCGGCACCGTCTACCTCGTGATCGCCGGCGTGCCGATCCATCGGCACGTGCTCACGCTGGCTGTCGACACCGAGGAGGCGTTCCAGGCCGCCGTCCGGACCAGGCTCACCGGACACGGCGCGCCGCCAGCGGTGACGTTCGAGTTCGGGCCGATCGGCGAGCCGTGGGGTGGGCCTCGTGGGTGAGCTGCTGCGCCTGTTCGTCACGAACCTGCGCGCCCGATGGGCCGAGCGCCGCGATCGCCGCCGGTTGGTGGGGGACGCGATCGTCGTGGCCGTTGAAGAGAGTTGGAGCCGTGCATGCAGCCAGCGCCGATGGCACGCGAGGACCGTGCCGGCTGCGCGTGTGACACGCGCGGGCTGGGAGAAGCGGCGTCTGCGAGTCGTCCCCCGCGACTCGGCGGCTCCCACAACCAGTTTCCTGGACGACCTCCGCAGTCGATTGGTGCGGGACGTGCGCTGGCGACAGCACTGACAAGGAAGAACGCGCGCCCGGCCGCGCGGCGTTGGAAGCGCCGTCGGCCGCAGCAGGGCGCGCAAGGAGTAACGGCGATGAGCGTACCAGAAGCGACCGCAAAGCAGAAGCCCGGACCGGAGACACATGGACGCCCCCATGCGATCTATCTCGCCGTCTCCTTCACCGACACGACCAACGGCGCACGCGTGGACCTGTCGCATCATCTCGCTCGTCAGACGACGCGCGCGGGGGACATTGAGCAGGCCACCACGCGGCTGGCCGCCGCCGTGGCGCACGTGCTCGCCCACGCGGATGAGGGCTGCGACGCGTCGATCACGCTCGCGCTCCTGCATAAGGTGCAGTCATGAGCCTGCTGCAGCGCGGGCAACGGTTCACGATGGGCGGCCGCCGCTTCCGCGTGCTCTACGTGAATGCGAGTCGCGCCCACTGCGAATCGCTCGTGCGGGTGCCGGTCACGTTGCGGGACGCACACTCCGGCGCCGCGCGGACGTTCACTGCGACGCGGCGCGTCACCATCGACATCGCGCCGACAAGCGCCGTCGACCTGTTCCCAGAATTGGAGCGGCGGTCATGACCTGGATCATCTGGGTGCTCGTCTTGCTGGTCGTGTTCATGGTGCCGTTCTACCTCGCGCAGCGGAGGCGGCGGTGAGCGTCAATCCCGACGTGCCGGATCCGAGGGACTGAGCGATGCCACACCCTGTCATCCCCGTCGACCCGAGCGTGTGGGGCCTCGCCTCCGATTTCATCGATGAGCTGCTGCAGGAGCTCGATCCGGAGAAGACGTCCGCGTTCACGTACAACGACCTCGTCAACCGCGCCGCCCGCGCGATGCAACAGGCGATCGAGGACGAGTGCGAGGCCATCCGGGAGGAGCTGCAGCGATGACGTTCCTTGTCTACCTGCTCGCGGTTCTCGCGCTTTGCGTGGCGGCTGTCGCGGCCGCGTGTCTCCACCGTGAGCTGCGCGAGGACCTGCGGCAGGACCTGCAGTACGCGGCTCGCCGGTTCCACTGGCTGCGCATCGTCATCACACGCCGAGGACGGCTGGCGCCGCTGCGCACACCACGGGCTCATACCCCAACGGTGTCCGGCGATCTGGTTCGACCCCAGACCTCGGCCTCTTCACTGCGCTCCACCAACGGCCACCGGCTGCAGTTGGTCGCCCACCCCCACTCACCAACCACCATCACCGCACTGAAAGGCGGCCCCTATGCCGACAACTGACACCGACGTCCTCGACCGCGAGGACGAACCGACGACGGACCTGATTCGACACCCCGGCGTCCCGACCACCCTCGCCGAACTTGCGAATCTCCGAGGCGAGGGGCACGAGATCATCGAGGCCCGCATCCGCGTCCTCGAGACGGCGCGCAAGGCCGGCATCCGCGCCACGCATCCGACCGACTGGATCCTGTTCAAGGCGAAGGACGATCAGGGCGGGCAGATCGTCGGCTACCTGCAGGATTCCGGCTGCGAACGCGTGCGCGACATCTTCGGGATTGGCATCGAGAACGTGCACGCGCCCGAGAAGATCGCCGGCGCCGATGCCAATACGTTTCATTACCTCGTGCGCGGCGACGGCCGGTGCTCGCTGACGGGACAGATGATCGAAGGCATCGAGGGCGGGCGCTCGTCGACGGAGGACTTCTGCAAAGACAAAACGGGCGCGGCGCTCGAGCTCGCCGTGCGGAAAGCCGCCCGGGCCAATCTCGACGGGCAGATCGTACGCGAGCTCGCCGGCCTCGGCTCCGTGCCCCTCGCGGAGCTCGAGGCGGCGTGGACCGGCACGCATAAGAAGGCGGCTGACTGTCGGCGCGGCCGCGGCTTCGGGACCACGCAGGAGCGATCCGGTGGCGAGCATCCCGACGCGCCGACCGACGTCGTGCCGCCGAGCTGCCCGCATTGCGGCGCGGTCGCGGTCCTGCGCTCGAGCGCGCGCGGGCCGTTCTACGGGTGCCCGCGGTGGAAGCAGCACGAGGACAAGAAGTGGACGCTCGACCTCGAGAAGTGGAAGCAGGACCCGCGCTCGAAGCCGATCGACGTCAAGGCTCAACAGGGTGCCGGCCAGGCGACGGCGAACAGCGCGCCGACGCAGCAGTCCGTGCCGGCGCCCGCCTCTCCCGTGCCCGCCGACGAACCGCCGCTCATCACCGATTCGGATCTCGACTTCGGCGGCGGCCGTGGCAATAGGAGGCGGTGATGCCAGGCCCTGTGTCCGACTCGTTCGATCCGGAATTCGGTACCGGCGCAAACGCGGACATGGTGCAGGCGGCGGTCGCGGGAGTCGTCGCACGCATCACCGAGCACCTGGGACCTGGCCTGAAGAACATCGTTGAGATCGCGTACGAAGGTCCGGAAGGGCCTGAACATCCGCCGGCATTCAGCGAGAACGAGCTCCGCGTCATCCGCTTCGGGCTGAACCGCGCACTGGAGTCGCTGTGACCAGCAGCACCGCCGCCATCTCCCCGGCGCAGCTGGCCTCCGCGATCGAGGCGTCCTGGTCCCGGTTTCTCGAGCGCGACCGCCGACCCCCTGCCCCGCATCCCTACGTGTACGCAAGCGGCTGGAGCGTCTGTGACCGCCGGATGGTGCTCGACATGACGGTCCCGGATCAGAAGCCGCCCTTCCCGCCGGAGGTGCTCGCACGGTTCCGCCGCGGCGACGATCGCGAACGGGACCTCCTCACCGACCTGGCGCGCATCGGCCGCGATGCCGAGCCGTCATTCCAGGTCATCGGCCAGCAGGAGCGGTTCGAGGTGAAGGACCGTCAGGGCCGCGTGGCCATCGTCGGGAAGGTCGACGCGCGGGTGCAGGCGCCCGGCGTCAGCGCGCCGCTCGAGGTGAAGGCGTGGGCGCCGCATCTCGTCGAGCGCATCGACCGGTTCGAGGACCTCTTCGACCAACCGTGGACGCGGAGCGGCGGGTATCAGCTCCTGGTCTACCTCTACGCGACCGCGCAGCCGTTCGGGTTCTTGCTGCTCGATCGGTCCGGCCTGCCGCTGCCGCTGCCGGTGGAGCTCGACGCGCATCTCGACCGCGTCGAGGAGTTCCTCACCAGGGCCGAGCGCGCCATCGACCACCAGCGCGCCAGTACGCTGCCGGACTTTCTCGTCGGCCAGCCCGGGGAGTGCCAGCGGTGCCCGTTCTTCGGGACCGCCTGCCAACCGCCGATCTCGTCGCCCGGCGTCCAGGTCTTCACGGATCCGGAGCTCGAGGCGGCGCTCGAGCGGCGCGCGCAGATCGAAGCCGCCGGGAAGGAATACGCCAGGCTCGACAAGCGCATCAAGGAGCAGCTGCGCGGCGTCGAGCAGGGCATCTGCGGCCACTTTCACGTGTCGGGGACGTGGGGGAAGTCCTCGCGCCTCGAGCTGCCGGAGGCGCTGAAACAGCAATACACGAGAACCGACATGCAGGGGCGGTTCACGCTGGAGATCACACGGCTCGGCGATGCCGCGCCAACACCGGAGGTGCCGTCATGAAAGTCGCAGTGCAGGTGAAAGACAAGTCCGAAGGTGAACGACTCCAAGAGGCCATCAGCGATCCGGCGACGCGGGCGCTCATGAACGTCGTCGCCGCCCTGATGCCGCTCGGCACGCGCGACCGACAGCGCGTGCTCGCCTTCGTCGAGAACAGCTTTAGTGACGACCAGCCGAGTCACCCTGGGCCGGTCGCCGCGACTCGCGAGCTGGTCGGCGTATGAGTGCGTCGGCTCTCGCCATCGCCCCAGACCAGGTCCTCGGCGAGCTGCTCGGCGTCGTCGCGCGGCTGCTGACCATTCAGCGGCCGCTGGCCGCGCTGGACCTCGAATCGACCGGCACGAACCCGGAGCTCGACCGCATCGTCGAGCTGACGATCGTGCGCGTCGAGCCCGTGACGTTCGACGTCGAGACGCTGCACACGCGCGTCAACCCAGGCGTGCCGATTGCGCCGGAAGTCTCTGCGATCCACGGCCTCACTGAGGCCGACGTGGCGACGGCGCCGCCGTTCCTGCGCATCAGCCCGCGCGTCGAGCGGCTGCTGAGCGGCGCCGACCTGGTGGGGTTCAACCATCGCCGGTTCGACGTCCGCCTGATCGCCGCCGAATGCCGGCGCGTCGGGCGCCCGCACCCCTGCGAGACCGCGCGCCTGGTCGACGTCAGGCAGATTTTCATGAAGCGCGAACCGCGGACGCTCGCGGCCGCCCTGCAGTTCTTCTGTGGGGAGGCGCACGACGGCGCCCATGGCACCACCGCCGACGTGATCGCGACGCTCCGCGTGCTCGTCGCGCAATTCGACCGCTACCCAGATCTCCCGCGCGATATTGACGGCCTCGACGCGATTGCGCGCGATCCGTCCTTCGTCGATCGCGACGGGAAGATCGTCTGGCGGGGCGGCGACGCGTGTATCGGGTTCGGGAAGTACGCCGGTGTCCCACTGCGGCTCTGCGATCCCGGGTTCTTGCAGTGGATGACCACGAAGGACTTTCCGGCAGACACGAAGGCGATCGTGCAGCAGGCGCTGCGCGGTACGTATCCGGCGCCACACCAGGCGCACGATTCCGAGGAAGGACGAGCAGGGGAGGGGGATGTCCGTACGGCGGTTCATTAAGCGGGGGTTCTTCGTGACCGATACCCTCACCGCGCTCCCGTTCGAGTGGCGGCTGCTGTTCGCCGGACTCTGGACGATTGCCGATCGGGACGGCCGGCTCGAAGACCGGCCGCGGCGGATCAAAGGCGAGCTATTTCCCTATGACGACCTCGACATCGAAGCGGGCCTCGGCTGTCTCGCACACGCGGGGCTCATCGTGAGGTACGAACGGGACGGCAGCAGACTGATAGCCATTCCCACGTGGCACAAACACCAGCAGCCACATAAGAGCGAGCCGCGGAGTGTTCTCCCCGCACCGCCGGATGGGGCGGCAGTGCCGGCCGTGATCGGGGATCACCGACGCGATCGGCCGGCGGCGCCGACCCTCTGCGATGATCACGCGCCGGATGGGGCGGCAGTGCCGGCCGTGATCAGTACGTGTACGGATCTCTCAAGTACGTACTCTGCTGAGAATTCAGGATCCGGATCGGATCGTACATCCGATCAGGTGGTGGTACGTACACACCGCGCACGCTTCGAGCAATTCTGGACCGTGTATCCGCGCAAGGTGGGGAAAGAAGCCGCGTGGGCGGTGTGGGAGCGGATCACGCCGACCGAGGCGCTCACGGCGCAGATGATCGCCGCGGTCGAGCAGCAGCGGACCTCTCCGCAATGGCTCAAGGACGGCGGCCAGTTTATTCCCCATCCGCGCACGTGGCTCTCTCAGGGGCGCTGGCAGGACGAGCCGGACCAGCAACCCTATCTCTCCGCGCGAACCGTCGACGTGCTCCGCGGACTCGGGAGGGTGCCGTGACGTTCGAGGAATTCCAACGGTACATCCTGCCACTAGCCCTGCACTTTCACGACGCGCGCGACGAGCCGACCTGGCGGCTCTACCACGCAGCGCTACTGGCGCCACCGGCCCCCACGCGCCAATTACTCGATCGCGCGCTGATTCGTGCGGCGAACCGGCGGTATTTTCCGTCGACCGCGGAGCTGCGCGCGGACGCGGAAGCTGAACGCCAGGCGCTCTTGCAGGCGCACCCGTTTACGCCGTGCACGGGGTGCCGCGATACGGGCGGATGGGCGGCGTTCACGGACACCGACGGCGTCGCACGCGTCAAGCGCTGCACCTGCTTCGCGCGCTATCGCGGGCGGCTCGCGCAGCTCGGTGTCACTGACTATCCGGTCTTGGCGCTGCCGGCGGCGAGCGAGGTGCCGGCGTGAGCTCATGGCGCGTCGCCCACGGGGCGCGCCGGTGTGGCAACTGTCACGGCGCGATCGCGACGGGCGAGCCGTATCTCGAATACCGCATCGGCACGGCCCAGCGGGTCCGGTGCCTGGCGTGCGGCGAGGACATGACCGGAGAGCCGGCCCCAGACAGCATCGAAGAACCGCTGGCGCCGTCGCTCGACGTGAGGCATCAGCCGTCGCTCGGGTTGGAGCCGATCGGGGCCGTGGAACCGGTGTGGCGGCGGAGGCTGCGACGGTGAGTGAGACGGACGCCGGGCTCAACCTGAAGGAAAGGTGCGTCACCTGCAAGCACGTCGAAGCGGCCATCGGCTTTCTGTCCGCCCCTGAACGCGAGAGAGTTTTGGAACGGCTCGGATACACGGATGCCGAGATCGCGGCCTACTTCAGAGCGCGCGGCGAGGCGGCGCTGCCGTGCTTGCAGCCGAGAGAGGGACTGTAAATGGATGCGCTGTTGGAGTGCGGCGAAGACCATGAAGTCGGTTCGCGGCCCAATGACTGTTTCGCGTGTCTGTCCGAGCAGAGAGACCGCCTGCTGGCGGCGCTCAAGGTCGCGCAACCAGGGTTTTGCTCTTTGAAGTGCCCCAGCGTGTTCAGAGGGCCAGACGCGGCTAGACATATCCCAGCCTGCGTTGAAATGCAGACGCTTATCGAGGGTTCGGCATGAGTCAGAAGAAACTTGATGCCATCGCGGACGCGGTGCTGGCACCGCCGATGGCGAGCCGCCTCTAATGCCGCGCCCCGCTCGCCACCCGCGCCTCTTCGCGACGCAGAAGGTCAGCACCGGCAAGCGGCCGGACTTAGAGGCGCAGCTTGCGGCTGTTGGGTTGCCGGAGCCGGAGCCCGAGCATCTCTTCGCCACATCGATCGGTCGGAAGTGGGCGTTCGATTACGCGTACATCGGCCACCGCATCGCCATCGAAGTCGAGGGCGGCGCGTTCGGCCGCTACCTCGTGGTGACGAGCGGCTACGAGCGGCGCCGCGGGCAGACGATTCCACTGAAACCCGGAACCGTCATCCGCGCGGGCGGTCGGCACAACACCGGCGAAGGCATGCAGGCGGATTGTTTCAAGTACTCGTATGCCGCGATTCTTGGCTGGCTCGTCGTGCGCGTCACGACCACGATGATTCGCGACGGTGGGGCGATCGAGTTGATCACGGAAGCGTTTCGTGCGCGCGGCGTGGAGCTGCCGCCGCAGAAGGGAGTCGAGCATGCCGAAGGCGCCTAAACCGAAAGCCGTCCACTACGAACTTCTCACGCGCGACAGTGTCATCGGGCATCCGATGTACTGCCTGCTCGATGAGCTCGTCGACCTCCATCACACCGACCTGCGCCAGGCGCGGATCGGGTTGGCGTGGAATCTCTCGTGGAAACCGGACGCCGACGGCCGCGTGAAGCTCGGCATGTGTCGGAAGGCCTCCGACTTCGATCGGGAACTGTCGCAGTGGGACTTTGTGATCCTGCTCCGGCGATCGTTCTGGACACACGAGGAAGTGACCCCGCAGCAACGGCGCGCCCTGCTCGACCACGAGCTCTGTCACGCCGCCATGAAATACGACGCGCGGGGCGAGCCGGTGGAGGATGAGCGCGGCCGCAAGGTCTACCGCACGCGGCGGCACGACATCGAGGAGTTCCGGGCCATTGTCGAGCGGTATGGCACGTGGACGTCAGACCTTGAGGCGTTCGCCCTGGCGCTCCGGCGGTCCACTCTCACGACGCCATTCGAGCCGTGCGCCACGTGCCGAGACACCGGGCACCCGGGCTACGTCGCGGTCCTCGACACGAACACCCGCACCGAACGCCTGACACGATGCCCCTGCTGGCTGCGCTGGGTCGAGCAGCGGGCGGAGATCCAGGCGGAGCAGATCGTCGAGGACACGGCGGCGGTGTCGGCGTAACGCGCCCGATGCCGATCAGCGCCGCCAACGCCGCCCTCTATCCGCCCGATTGGGACGCGATCGCGCTGCGCGTGAAAGTCGAGCAGGGCTGGCGGTGCGCCGGTTCGCCGGCCTATCCGGACTGCCGCGCCGCGCACGGCGAGGAACACCCGGTCACCGGATCGAAGGTCGTCCTCACAGTGGCGCACCGCGATCACAACCCGTCGAACTATGTACGCCAGAATCTTGTCGCGTGGTGCCAGCGCTGCCATGTGACGTACGACGCTGATCATCACGCCAGGAACGCCGCGACGACGCGGGCGCGGCGGTTGCGAGAGGCTGGGCAACAATGGTTGTTTGCGCACTGCGATGCTGACGCTCGCTGACCACCTGAAGCTCCCGCTCGACGTCGTGACCGAGAAGCTCGCCTGGCTCGGGCGCACCGGCAGCGGCAAGACGTACGGCGCGATGAAGCTCGCCGAGCTGATGCTCGACGCCGGCGCGCAAATCGGTGCGCTTGACCCCGTCGGCGTCTGGCGAGGCCTGCGCGTGCCGGCCACGAAGGGCGGGCCCTCGTATGACGTCGTCGTGTTTGGCGGGCTCTACGGCGATTGAGGCCGGCGCAGAGTGAGCAGGGGGTGGCCGGATACGGTTCCTGATGGCGGAGGCGGTCCTCCGGATCCGGAAGTGAACTGCGGCGCGACGAGCCGGCCGGTGCCTGGCCTCTGGTGCGTGTTGACGTGCGACCGAGAGCCTGGCCACAGCGGGGCGCACCGTGGCTATGCGGAGGCGATCGACGCGGTGCTGTTCTGGAATCGGGAGCAGGAAGCGGCGCCGGAGGGACGGCGAGTTCGTCGCGATGACGGAGTCAGCCGATGAGTGAGCAAGCGCGGACGACGCCAGACGTACGGTGCGGCGAACCGATTCGATACGGATCCTTCGCGTTAGACGGGTGGGCTGGCGTCACCCGTCAGCGTATAGGGATCATTGGTGAGACGCCGACGAAGTACCGGGTGGTGGCATTGACAGACACGCGACTGGCCGGGCGCACGCGTGTGCTCCGGCGCGGCGCGCACGCCCTACTACCGAAAACCGTGGTCACGCTAGAACAGTGACAGCCGATGAGTGAACAGACACGGCCGACAGCTGGATTGCTGCCGCAGCAGTGGCGGGACAAGGCCGCTGAGTATCAGCAAAGCGCGCACCCATTCGTCACGACCCTTGCACGGGTCTTCGATGGTCATGCCGACGAACTCGACGCCGCCAACGCGGACCTGCGCGCCCAGCTGCAGGCGGTGATTGACGAGATGAATACTAACGCCGCTCAATCTGAGAAATGGGCACGCAAGACCACATCCGTGCTCGATTCCGTTGGTTGGAGGGTTATTGCGAAGAACTTACGTCGGTACGCCGACACCCTGACGACGATCGCGGCCTCGCTCGGAGTTCGACGCGTGACGTAACTGCTTATGCAACAACAGGTTTCATGAATTTCTGTTATTCTGCTGAGCGTGGCACGGCCGAGGTACCGCCGCTGGGTGCACCCGTTCCGCGACGAGCCCGCCCTCGCCCCACCCTTTGATCGGGCGCTCGGGGCGATCGGGCAGCACATCAGCGACTTACAGGCACGTCACGGCTGCACCGTCCAGCAAGTGGCCGACGGCACGCGCCTGTCCAAGCAGGGCGTGCTCCACATCAGTAAAATGCAGAGCGACCTGAAGTTATCGACGATCGTGCGCATCTTCGCGTTCTTCGGCTACGAGGTCGTCATCAGCCTGCGCTCGATGCGCACGCCGTAACACTGCAGTTCACCAACGCACCCGCCCTGGCCTGAACCTCGGCCATCCTGTTCGGTGTCCACGGTGCGTGTGGGCACCCACTGAACCCTGACATGGCCCGGACCATCCGCATCGTCGGCGACGAGGACCCGTGGGAGGTCATCGGTGAAACACCGACGTCGATGGTCATCGTGAACCCGCGCGCGAAGCAGCGCGAACAGCTGGCGGCGCTCGAAGCCCAGCTCGCCGACCTGCGGGCGCAGCTCGGCGCCCTCACCGATCCGCCGGCCGACGTCGGCGGGCATCTGATCGACGGACCGTGATAAAGATAAAGGCGCCCCACCGCTGGCCGCCGCCGCCGCGGCTCTCGCGCAAGATCGCCAGCCCGCTGAACGACTTCTCGCTGGCGTGCCTCCAGTTGGCCGCACCGTCCGAGACGCCGGCGTTGCGGCAGCGCCTCTTCGCGCTCTTCGATGCGCATGGGGAACGCGCGGTCCTCGCGCGCCTCGATGATCTCCGGACGCGCGGCTACGTGACGGAGGGGACGATCCCCTCCCTCGGATATCTCACAGACAAAGGGCGCGCGGCGTTGGCGCGCTGGGCATGAGCACGCGCACCATCTGGAAAGGCACGCTCACCGTAGTTAACACGGAAGTCAACCTACTTGTGCGGATTGTCACGATCGACGCATCCGCCGGAACGGTCTCGTTCAACCACGCGCACCGCTGCTCAGCCACCACGCTCACACGGCTGCAGCAGAAAAAGTGGTGTCCGACCTGCGACCGACAATTGAAGCAGACCGACGTCGTGCGCGTGTTTGAGTACGCCCCTGGCCAGTACCTCGAGATCACCGATACGGACCTCGCCACCTGTGAGCCGGCGCCGTCCTCGACGCTCACGATCACGGCGATGCTCGAGCAGCCGCTGAATCCCTTGTGCATCGCCATGACGGCGCGCCTGATTCCTGACGGGCCCGCGGCGACGGCACTGTTCGAGATGTTCCGTGCTGGGCTCGGGACGATGCACGCCATCGGGCAGCTCGTACTGCAGAAGCGCGCGGTCTACGTCGCGATCGCAGCACGCGCACGTGGCTGCGTCCTCTACCTACTGCGTACGGGTGACCAGGTGAATGCGCTCATCGACGTCGACGCGACTCCCTCGCCGACGGTCTCACGTGCCCGCGTGCACGACATGCGCACCATGCTGCGTGCGCTCGTGGGGCGCTTCACGTACGCGGACGTGCGCGACTACTACGGCGTCAACGTGCGCACGCTGCTCACCGCGCGGGTCACGGCTGCGACACGTGACGCCACGCGCGGCAGGGCCGCGAGCACGGTACGGGTTAAGGCAGCAAGGCGGCGGGGATGATCGCGGGTAGAATGAGCGGGACGGACGATGTTGAAAGCATCGGTCCGCCCCTAACCACACCCTGCGGATCTGGAGACCGCTCGGCATGGCTGATCAAGAGTCTATTCGCGAACAACGCCGGCGCGCTCAACGCGCTTCGACAGAGGCCAGGCGACGTCGCGTATTACGCATCACCTGCTCAGTGTGCCGCCAAGAATTCACGGCGAGCGAACCATCACTTACCTGCGGGCCTGCCTGTCGCCGAGTGCACAAGCAACGACGCGTCCGCGAGCGCCGCGCCACCGACGACACATTCCGCGAGCGAGATATTAGGCGGAAGCGCGACTACCGCCAGCGCGTACCCGATCAAAGGCGGCGGAAGCCGCCGCGGTTCTGCCGATGTGGTGCGCTGTTACACCCGAGGAATCACGCGGCGCTCTGCCAGGGGTGTCGCGCGCGGCTGCGTCGCGAACGACAATGCGCGTGGTGCGGCGTGGTGTTCCTGCGACGCCGCGGCGGGGGTCGGCACAAATACTGTTGCGAGCAACACAACAACATCGCGAAGAGCAAGCGGCGGAAAGCCAAACTGCGAAATGCTGGCAACAGGCTGCCGTCGTTGTGGACGATTTACGAACGCGATCGAGGACGCTGCGGTCTATGTCGCAAGCGCGTCGGCCGAACGTTCCGCTGGCCTGACCAGAGAGCTGCATCACTGGACCACGTCATTCCGCTCGCGAAGGGCGGACGAGATGAAGCGGCGAACGTGCAGCTCGCGCATCTCGGCTGCAACATCAAGAAACAAACACGCGCCGACACGCTCTTCTGAGCGCTTCAGCAACGTACCCCCCCTGCCGTTGGGTCCTAGGATCGCCGCCGCCGTGAGCGGGCGCTCCGCGTCGCGCCGTAGACGTATCTCTGAGCCGAAATGAGTGTTACCACCCGGATCAGGCGGACCACCCGTCGGAAGCCGCAGAAGCCCGCAGGAGCCGCGAAGGGTCGTCGCGGTGGTCGGTCGCGGCAGGGCGGCCAGACGGCCGGGCCTGGCGGGGCGGCGCCGGCGCGTCCAGCTGAAGCCGGACAATCGCTCTCGCTTCGGGCGTACGCCCGTCACCGGCAGGTCTCCCACCAGGCGGTGATGCGGGCGGTGGCCAGTGGCCGGCTCCGCACGAGCCTGGTGTACGTCGACAACCGGCCGCGGATCGCTGACGCGGCGGCGGCGGATCGGGAGTGGGACGCGAACACCGACCTGTCGCGTGCACCTGACGATGTGAAGGTTCGCGCTGCGTTACGGCCGACGACGCCGGACGGTGGATTAGAACCACAGCGGGGAGCGATTCAGGGCGCGCCCCTCTCCCCGCCCCACGCGCGGGACCGGCATTCCAGAACCGGCCTTGATAGCACCGGCCATCCGGCTTCAGTTCCGACGTCGTCGGACGAAGGGATTCTAGCTGAAGCCTCAGACGCCCAATCCCTGGCCACGGCGTCTGCCCGGGAGAAGCACTTCCGCGCGAAGCTCGCGGAGCTGAAGTACCGCGAGCGCGCCGGCGAGCTGGTCGAGGCCGCGGTCGTCACGGCGCAACTCGTCGACGCGATCACCATCTGCCGCACCAAGTTGCTCGGGCTGCCGAGCAAGGCGAAGCAGCGGCTGCCGCATCTCACGCTCGAGGACCTGGCCGCGATCGACGCGATCGTGCGCGAGGCGCTCGAGGAGCTCGTGCCGCCGCCAGCAGCGGAAGAGAACGGAGCAGCTGCATGATCGCTGCGCTCGCCTGGATTGGAATCTTCTGTGCGCTGCTGGCGTTGGCGTTGGTCGGGAGCATCGCCAAGGCCGTCGATACGATCGCGCGCGAGCTTGGGACGCAGACACGACTCCAGGCGGATGCCGCGGCGAAGATCGCGCGTGCAGCCACCGACTATGACGAGGCGCGGCTGCGACTCCACGCCAGTTACGGTGAGGCGATCAAGCGATACGAGATCGCGGCCGACGACTATCACACCAGGGCTGCCATGTTGGCCGCACCGTCTGGGCCGCCATCATGATGCAGGTCCTCGACGGCCTGGCCTCGGCCGACGCGCTGGTCGCCCACGCGCTGCAGGCCTGGCGGCCGCCGCCGCGGCTGAAGCTCTCCGAGTGGGCCGACGAGCACTTCTATCTCTCGCCGGAATCGTCCGCGGAACCTGGTCGGTGGCACACCCTGCCGTATCAGCGCGCGCCGATGGACTGCGTCACCGACCCGCGTGTCGAGCAGATCACGGTCATGAAGTCCGCGCGCGTCGGCTACACGAAGATGCTGAACGCCGCGATCGGGTTTCACATCCACCACGACCCGTGCGCGATGCTGCTCATCCAGCCGACGATTCAAGACGCGAAAGGCTACAGCAAAGAAGAAATCGCGCCGATGTTGCGCGATTGTGCGGTGCTGGCGGAGAAATTCCCCGAAGAAGACGAACGGAAGAACACGCTCCTTCATAAGCGGTTTCGTGGCGGCGTGCTGCAGATCGTGGGCGCCCGCAGCCCGGCCGCGTTCCGCCGCGTGTCGCGGCGCCTCGTGTTTGGCGACGAGGTCGACGGGTATCCGCCGAGCGCCGGCCAGGAGGGCGACCCGATCGCGCTGGCGACCCGCCGCAGTGAGTACTTCTGGAATCGCAAACTGGTCTGGGGCAGCACGCCGACGCTCGCCGGCGCCAGCCGCATCGAGCTGCTCTACATGGCCGGCGACCAGCGGCGGTACTACGTGCCGTGTCCACAGTGTGGCCACATGGCGCCGCTCGTGTTTCAGCGCGCGGTGACCGATGAGGACACTGGCGCCCCGATCGGGCACGTGCTCCGGTGGACGAAGGGGCACCCAGCGACGGCGCACTTCGTCTGCCGGGCGTGCGGCGGGGTCATCGAGCACAAGGACAAGCGCGCGATGATCGAGGTGGCCGATCGCCGACAACGCGACGGCGAGCCAGGCATTGGGTGGGTTGCGCACGCGCCGTTCACGGGACACGCGAGTTTCCACATCTGGGCCGCCTACAGCTACTCCCCGAACGCGAGCTGGGCGCAGCTCGCCGCGGAATACGAACAGGCCCGCGACAACCGGGAGACGCTCAAGACGTTCGTCAATACCGGCCTCGGCGAGACCTGGAAGGAAGACGGCGAGGCGCCAGACTGGGAGCTGCTCTATCAGCGGCGCGAGCCCTATCCGATCGGCACGTGCCCGCCGGGCGTGCTGCTCCTGACCGCCGGTGTGGACGTCCAGAAGAATTACCTCATCTACGAAGTCGTGGGCTGGGGCCGCGGCAAGCGGTCGTGGTCGATCGAGGCGCACGCGATTCCAGGCGAGACGTCCGATACGTCGCCGACCGGCCCCTGGCCCACGCTCGCCGCGCTGCTCGAGCGCACGTTCCGCCACGCCGGCGGCGCCGAGCTCCCGGTTCGCATGCTCGCGATCGACAGCGGCTACAACACCCAGATCGTGTATGGGTGGGCCCGCGGCTATCCGCTGTCGCGGGTGATCGCGGTCAAGGGCACGGACCGCGCCGGCGTGCTTGTCGGCCTGCCATCAAAGATCGACGTCACGATCGGGGGCAAGAAGGTCGGCTATCGCGTCTGGCCCATCGCGCCCACGATCGCGAAGAGCGAGCTGTACGGCTGGCTGAAGCTCCGGGCCAGGGACGGCGCCGGTGAGCCGCCCGGGTACTGCCGCTTCCCGGAATACGCCGAGGCCTACTTCCAGCAACTCACCGCCGAGCAGCTGCAGGCGACCCGCACGGCCCAGGGCTTCACCGTCTATCAGTGGACGCTGCCGCCGGGGAAAGAGAATCACGCGCTCGACTGCCGCGTCTACGCGCGCGCGGCCGCCGCCGTCCTCGGGCTCGACCGATTCAGCGACGCCGACTGGCAGACGCTCGAGGCCGCGATCGGCCAGGACATGCCGCCCCCGCCGGCGCCGGCGGCACCGACCTCCCCGACCCCGTCGCCGCGCCCGTGGATTCCGCCGCGGCCCGATTGGCTCAAGAAAGGACGATGACCCGATGGCCTGGTCCCAAAGCGACATCGACACGTTGAAGGCGGCGATCGCGAGCGGCGTGCTGCGCGTGCAGTACGCCGACCGCGAGGTCACCTACCAATCGACGGACGCCATGCTGCAGGCGCTGAGCGCCATGCAGCAGGAAGTCAACACCGCGGCGGGCACCGCCACCTACGGCCTCCTGAATACGACGAAAGGCTTCGACTAGCCATGGCCAGCCTGAATCTGTTGGATCGCGTGCTGCTACAGCTCGCCCCACGCCGCGCGGCCGACCGCATTCGCGCCCGTGTTCTCGCCGAGTCGCTGCTACGCCACTACGAAGCGGCGCAGGGCGGCTACCGCACCGAGCACTGGAAGAAGGTCGCCAGCGACGCGAACGCCGCGAACGCGGCCAGCCTCCATACGCTCAGGAACATCGCGCGCGACCTGGTGCGCAACAACACCTGGGCGAAACGCGGCAAACAGGTGATCGCCAACAACACCGTCGGCTGGGGCCTCGTGCCGACACCCGTCCGCGCCGGCACACGCGCGCAGGTGCGCGCGCGGCGCCTGTGGCAACGCCATTTCGAGACGACCGCGTGCGACGTCGCCGGCCAGCTCAACGTCTATGGCATGCAGCGCCTGGCGATCGAGACCATCGTGGAAAGCGGCGAGGTGCTCGTGCGGCGCTACTGGCGCTCCACGCGCGAGCGACTGACGCTCCCGCTGCAGCTACAGGTCCTCGAACCGGACCATCTCGACACCACGCGCGACGGCGTGCCGACCGAGGGTGGCGGCCGCATCGTGCAAGGCGTCGAGTACGACGCGGACGGTCGACGTGTCGCGTACTGGCTCTTTCGCGTCCATCCTGGCGCCTCGTATCAACTCGGCACGAGCTGGTTGATCGGCCAGTCGCAGCGCGTGCCCGCCGCCGACGTGATCCACGCCTATAAGATCGAGCGGCCAGGCCAGGTGCGCGGGCCCTCGTGGTATGCGCCGGTGATCGTGCGCCTGAAGGACTACGACGAATACGAAGACGCGACGCTCTTCAAGCAAAAGATCGCGGCGTGCCTGACCGCGTTCGTGACCGACGTCGACGGCTCAGGGCTCCCCGCCGGCGAGCAGAGCGCCATCGCGCCGCTCGCGCGGACCCTCTCGCCTGGACTCGTGCAATATCTGCCCGTCGGCAAGGAGGTGAAATTCGTCGCGCCTCCGCAGGTGCCCGACGGCACCTTCGATGTGCGCCAGCTGCGCGCCGCGGCCGCCGGACTCGGCGTGACCTACGAGGACATCAGCGGCGACTATTCCCACGTCAACTTCAGCTCGGCCCGCATGGCGCGGCTCGCCCATTGGGCCAACGTCTACGACTGGCAATGGAACATGCTCGTCCCGACGCTCTGTGATCGGATCTGGGCCTGGGCCATGGAGGCCGCGCTCGTCGCCGGCGAGGTCCCCGAGACCCCCGCCGCGGACTGGACGGCGCAGCCGATGCCGGTCATCGAGCCCGATCGCGAGGCCCGTGCGGACATCGCGCGCATTCGGGGCGGCCAGGCGACCTTCAGCCAGGTCCTGCGCGAGCGCGGTCTCGATCCGGAGACGCATTTCGACGAGTACGCCGCTGACCTCGCCCGGCTCGACGCGCTCAAGATCACGCTGGATAGCGATCCGCGCAAGACCACGCAGGCAGGGAATGCCGCGCAGACTGGCGGCGCGGCCGCGCCGCCGTCAGCCGAGAACGAGTGAGCCAGGCCTGGAACGCGATGGCCATGGGGCTGCCTGGGTCGCCGCCGCTCGGGGAGGAGGATCCGTTGCTGCTGCCGAGCGAGGTGGCCGCACGCTGCCGGATCCATGTGGAAACGATGCGTCGCTGGATTCGGAAAGGCGCGGTCGCGGCCGTGCGCGTCGGGCCGCGCGTACTCCGCATTCGGGAGTCCGAGGCCCAGAAGCTCCTACGGAGCCTCGACCGGGAACGCGCCGCGAGGCACACAGAAGACAACACACCGCACACAAGACGACTTCTGTACACGACCCCCTCGCGCGCGAAGCCGTGAGTGACGCACGCTGGCGGTGATGCCTCAGGTCGTGACTCGCGACCTTCCTCCGCTGACGCTGCGTGCGGCGTTCGCGCCGTCCACCGTCAACGCCGAGAAGCGGACGGTCGACGTCATCTGGTCGACCGGCGCGAAGGTCCTGCGCGGCTTCTGGGAACCGTTCTGGGAAGAACTCTCGCTCGACCCGAAGCACGTGCGCCTGGCGCGGCTGAATGACGGCGCGCCGCTCCTCGACACGCACAACCTGTTCGAGCTCCGCGCGGTGATCGGCGTCGTGGAAAGCGGTTCCGCGCGCGTCGATGGCAAGCACGGCACCGCGCGCGTCCGGTTTGCCAAGCCGGAGGATGACCCCGCCGCCGACGCGATCTTCCGCAAGGTGCGCGACGGCATCATTCAAAACATCAGCGTCGGCTACCGCGTCTACAAGTTCGAAAAGACAGAAGACGTCACCAACAAGATCCCGACGCGGCGCGCCGTGGACTGGGAACCGTTCGAGGTCTCCGTCGTGCCGGCGGGCGAAGACGCCGCCGCCGGGTTCCGCAGCGCGCAGGCACTCAGCACGAATCCCTGCGAGATCGTCACCGCCGCCGCCGCATCGCCGCTCGAGCTCGCCGATGCCGATCGGCTGCGATTCGCGTACGCCCACAGCCTGTAAGGAGTAGTCATGAATCTCAAGGCCCTCAAGCGCAAGCTCGCCACGCTGCAGCGGCAGCTTCACGCGCTCACGCCGGCCGACGGCACGTTCACGGACGCATCCCGCCCCCCCTTCGATGCGAAGAAGGCGGAGATCGCCGCCGTGGAGACCCAGATCCGTGCCATCGAGACGCCTGATGAGGATGACGAGGACGACGAGGATCCCGCGCCACCCGACGCGGCCACCGCGGAGCGTCAGCGCGTGCTCGGCATCCAGCAGGCGACCCGCGCGGCGCAGCTCCCCACCGCGCTCGCGGATGCGCACATCACGAATGGCACGACGATCGAGGCCTTCCGCGCCCTCGTCATCGACGAGCTCGTGAAGACACAGCCGCCGCGCACCGATCCGGCGCAGGCGATTGTGCCGGGCGAGGATGCCATCGAGAAGGCGATTCGCGGCGCGTCGCAGTGGCTCGCGATCAAGGGCGACGTCGAGCAGGTGCTCGTCAGCGCGGCGGAGCGCCGAAAGGAGCCGCGGCCGACGTTCGACCCCGGCGAGTTCCGCGGCATGACGCTGCTGGAGCTGGCCAAGCACTGCCTCGAACTCCGGGGCGTCAAGACGCGCGGGCTCGACAAGATGGCGCTCGTCGCGCAGGCCTTTACGTATCGGGCCACGCAGTCGACGAGCGATTTCGCCGTGCTGCTCGAGAACGTGATGCACAAGACCCTGCAGGCGCAGTACGCGATCACGCCGGACACCTGGACGCAGTGGTGCGCCCGTGGCACCGTGTCGGATTTCCGCGCCCACAACCGATACCGCTTCGGGATGTTCGGCGGCCTCGACGCGCTGACCCAGAACGGCGAGTTCCGGAACAAAGCGATCCTGGATGGCGAAAAGGAACTCGTCACGCTCACCACGAAGGGCAACATCATCAACGTCTCGCGCCAGATGATCGTCAACGACGACATGGGCGTGTTCATGCGGCTGCTCACCATGCTGGGGCGCGCCGCCCGACTGTCGGAAGAGATCGCGGCCTACGCCGAGCTCGCGAAGAACAGCAACCTCGGCCCGACCCTGAACGACACCAAGTCCCTGTTCCACGCCGATCACAACAACATCGGCACGGGGTCGGCGCTCGCGGTCAACGCGCTGGACGCCGATGCGGTCCTGCTGGCGAAACAGAAGGACGTCAACAGCAACGAGTTCCTCGACATTCAGCCGTGGGTGTTGCTGCTCCCGCGGGAGCTCCTGGGGGATGCGCGGGTGATCAACGACGCGCAGTACGACCCCGATACCGCCAACAAGCTCCAGAAGCCGAACAAGGTGCGCGGGCTGTTCGCGCGCATCGTGGGGACGGCCCGGCTCTCTGGGACGCGTCGGTACCTGTTTGCGGATCCGAGCGTCGCGCCCGCGTTCGAGATGGCCTTCCTCGAAGGCGCGGCCGAGCCCGTGATCGAAACGAAGGACGGGTGGAACGTCGACGGCACCGAGATGAAGGTGCGCCACGACCTCGTGTGCGCCGGGGTCGATTTCCGCCCCGCGGTGACCAACGCCGGCGCGTGAGTCGCGCTGACGACGCGAGGGCTGAACGCAGATGGACATGAGGTCACGGCGAGCCTCCTAAATCATCGCCGCAGAGGAGACGCATTCGATGGCCAAGAACTTCGTGCAGCCAGGCAAACACCTGGACCTCACCGCCCCGACCGGCGGCGTGACGACCGGCGTCGGCGTCCTCATCGGGCGCCTGTTCTCGATCGCGCTTCAGACGGTGGCCGCGGCCGCGGCGTTTGTCGGCGCGACCAATGGGGTCTGGGACCTGGCGAAGACCAGCGCGCAGGCCTGGGTCGTCGGCGACCCGATTTACTGGGACAACACCAACAAGCGCGCCGACAACGTCCCGAGCGCCGGGTTCCGGCGCATCGGGGTGGCGGCGGCCGACGCGGCGAATCCCTCGAGCACGGGCCAGGTACGGCTCGATTGGCGCATCGGGCCGATTCAGGGGGAGGCGGGTCCTGCGGCCGCGTCCCTGGCGACGGCTGGCGCCGAGACGTATACGGCGGCCCAGATTCTGGGCGGCATCATCGTGCGCGACTGCGCGGGCGCGTCGCGGACAGACACGTTGCCGACGGCGGCGCTGCTCGTGGCGGCGATCCCGGGCGCGAAGGTGGGCGATGTGGTCCAGTGCCTGGTCGTCAACGGGTCCGACCCGATCACAGAGGTCATCACGCTGGCGGCCGGCACCGGCGGAGGCTTCGACGCGAATCAGACGGCGGTCTCGCGCATCGTGGGCGGCGGCGCCTCGAAGGTGGTGCGCATCCGGCTGACGAACGTCACCGCGGCGGCGGAAGCGTACGTCGTCTACGCCTGATCGCGGATGGCCGATCAGCGGGTCCCGATCGCGCCGCTGCTGGCGGCCTACGGCGTGGCCGCCACGGTGACGCGGCCGGTGCCGGAGAACACGCCGATCGCCACGACGGCGATCTGGGTGGGCCTCCCCGTCGCGAACGCGCAGCCGTACGGCACGGACTTCCGGGCGCGCGAGCCGCGGCGCCGATTGGATCTCGTGCGGTCGGCGGTGCCGACGCTCCCGCGGGGGACGACGATCGCCGCCCCGGAGATCCAGGGCGGGGCCGTGAAAACGTGGCGGGTGGACGGCTATGCAGACGACCAGGACGACCCGCAGGTCTGGCGCGCTCTGGTGGTACTGACGCAGTAGGGACGACCGATGCAATTGCACATCGAGGGCGACGCGGCGCTGATCGCCGACTTCCGGGACTTCCCGGGTCGGACGACGCGCGCGATGGTCCGCGCCCTCAACCGCGCGCTCGTCAGCGGACGGACGGTCATGGTGCGCGCGATGGCCGGCGACGTCGGCCTGCGCCAGACGGCCGTCCGGACGGCGCTGCGCCAACGCGACGCCACCTTCCAGCGGCCCAGCGCCGAGCTCGGGGCGAGTCTGAAGCGGATCCCCCTCATCCAATTCAACGCCCGCGGGCCGGAGCCGTCGCGCGGCCGGGGCCGCGTCACCTACAAGCTCGGGGCGAGCCGGGGGCACGTGCCCGGCGCCTTTATCGCGACGATGGGCAGCGGGCATCGGGGCGTCTTCACGCGCCGGACGCGGCAACGCCTGCCGATCCAGGAGCTGTTCGGCCCGTCGCTCGGCCGCGTGTTCGCGAAGTATCGGCCGCAGGTCCTCGAGGCGATGCACGCCTCGTTTCTGAAGAACTTCGATCACGAGCTGCGCTTCCAACAGGCGCAGGGGGGTGGGGATGCCGGAACCGATTGAGTTCCGCATTCTGCAGAACCTGCAAACCGCGCTGCTCGCGATCAGCGTCGCCGGTGGCTACCACTACACCGTGGCCGCCGGCGCCGTGAAGCTCGATCCGAACCAGAACGTCGAGGCGCTCATCGCGTCGGGGGGGCCGCGGCCGTTCGTCGTCCTGCAACTCCAGCCGGAGACGTGGGAATACGACCCGGCGAACCAGGCGCGTCTCGTGCTCCCGGTCACGATTCACTGGATCAGCGACTCGACGCCGACCGATGACACAAGCCGCCTGCAGACGTATCTGCGTGGCTGCGCCGATGTCGAGCAGGCGATCGCGGTGGACATCACCCGCGGCGGGTACGCCTTCGACACGAAGATCGTCAAACGCGAGCTCGATCTCGCCGTGGACGGGTCGCAGGTGTGGGCGATGGTCGACGTCGAGATTGCGCTCCGGCGCACGTATGGGGCGCCCAATGCGTGAGCGATCGTCGGCCGCGCGCGCACCCGATCTGCGCCGCTGTCGCGTGGAATGCACCGCGCGCGGGGCGGACTGGAGTGTCCGGTTCGGGCCAGGCTCGATGGTGGATCTGAATACGCTCGTGGCGCCTGGGCTCCGCGTCCGCGACGTCGTCGATCCGTCCTGGTTCGAGCCGCTCGCGTCCGAACCGGACGCTGCTGTGCCTAGAGAGGGGAACGCCTAATGGCTCTGAATCTCGGCAGCGCCGGGAAGCTGTTCGTCAAGAAAGAAGGCACGTATGCGGATCCCGCCGTCACGTTTGCGGCGACCGATGCGCTGCGGCACATCAGCTTCATTCCAGCCTTTCAGCCGCTCAATCGGGTGATCTCGCCCGAGAAGACGGCGGCGGCCGGCGTGACTGCGCGCTTTGACCGGCGCCGCACGGCCGCGCTCTCCAGTCTCGAGGCCGTGCTCCGCCCATCTGGCGTGCTGAACACCCTGCCCGAGGCCGACGAGCTCTTCGAGTGCGCCTTCGGCTCGAAGCGCAACGTCACACTCAGCACCACGATCGCCGTGGCCGGGGCGGGCACGACGACGCAGGACGATTTCACCTCCGTCACGGGGCTCGCGGTCGGGGATGCCATTCTGCTCACGCGCAACAGCGTGAAATACGTGCGCGTGATTACGGCGATCGCCGGCAGCAGCGTCACCTGGGCGCCGGCGTTGCCGAGCGCGATGGCGGATGGCGAATCGGTCAAGGGCTGCCTGACCTATTCGTGCACGACCACGCTGGGCCTGTCGCTGGCCATCGCGCACTATCTCGCGAACTTCAAGGAGATGCTGCTCGGCCTCGGCGCGAACGAGCTGACGATGACGTTCGACGGGAACGAGGAGCCGCGGTTCTCCTTGAGCGGGCAGGCGGCGGATGACAAGACGGCGACGGATGTGCCCGCCGAGCCAGGCGCCTTCACCACGGTCGGCGGGAATCCGCCCTCCGGGCTCATCGGCGAGCTGCTGGTCAACAACACGGCGTATCTGTTCAAGCGCTGCGAGGTGATGCTGAGCAACAGCCTCCGAGCGCGGAACTCGGAGTACGGCGTTTCGGTGGCGACCGAGTCGTATCGCGATGGCAAGCGCGAGGTGAAGTGCAGCCTGACCACCTTCGTCGAGAACCAGGCCACGCTCTACGACCTCGCGCGCGTCGGCACCCCGGTGTCGATCCTCAAGCAGACCGGGCGGACCGAGGGCAACATCATCGCGCTCTATCTCCCGAAGGTGGATTTCGACGTGCCCGCGATTGACGATCCCGACGAGGCGGTGTCCTGGTCGTGGACGGGCACGGCGCTCGCGACGGCCGATGGCAACAACGACGAAGTGCGGCTGGCGCTGGCGTAACGGCGTGGTCGGGTAAATAAGGACGGTTTTCGCGGCGTCTCGGGTCCTGCAGCTCTGCGCGTTCGCCTGGGCCTTTGGATCGGGTTCCTTCCGGTATCCCGGGGCCTACCTCGCCTGGCGCGCCTTGGAAGGTGACGGTCGTTTCAACCCCCTTCAACCAGGCAGGTGCGTGCATGGACCAACCACAACCCAAGCTCCGAGTGACCGCCGGCTACTACCCGGCGACGGTGCCGATCGACGGCTACGCGATCAACGTCCGCATCACGCGCCTCACCCTCGACCAGTGGAGTGCCTTTTCTGCTGGCTTTCAGCGCATCGTGGACCCGCATTCCGCGAGGCTCGTCACGATGCGAATGCCAGGGCCGGAACAAGAGACACACGGTGAGGCGTTTGTCGTGAGCGCCGCAGAGATTCGTCGGCGGCGTCTCGTCGAAATGACCGACGATCAGCGCGCCGCATACGAGCGTCTCATGGACGAGGAGGAGATCTTCGCGCGGTCCTTTCTCGCGGAGTCGATCAGTCGGTACGTGACCGTCGTCCCTGGGCAGATCGAGGAGGTCGACGACGCCACCCAGACGACGCGTGCGATCACGGCTGGCGCAGACATCGTGCGGCTCTACGGCGCCAGACGCAGCGTCCTCAGCGCCCTGATGGATGCCATCCTCGAGCAGAACACGCTGTCCCCCGCCGCAAAAAACGGCTCGCCCTTGGGCTCCGGTTCTCAGACTTCCTCCGCCGGACTCGAGGATCAGGCAGCACCTGGGGTGAGACCGGGCGCTCCTGCGTTGAGTGTCAGCGACGGGCGCTCTGTTACGAGCGGAGTTGCGACGGCGTCGATCGAGGAACACCCGTCTGGATTAGCGATCGCGGTGAGGTCCTGACGACATGCCCGGTTCGCCTGTTGACACCGGACGTCGACGATCTGCTGCGCTGGTTCGAGTGGACGCATGACGTGGAGAGCACCGGATTCGGCGCAGCGCGATGGCGACGGGTGGCCCTGCCGGCGCCGGGTGGACTCGCCGATCAGGACGCGAGAATGATGCAGGCGCTTGCGCACGTGTGCGACGTGGCGAATCAGTTGTTGGCCGAGCAACCGCGGTAAACCAGCGATGAGCGAACGCGAAATCGCCATTCGGATTACGGCCAAAAACCTCACGGATGAGGAGTTTGCCAAGGCGCGGGCGGCCGTCGCTGGTCTCGGCGATCAGATGAAAAGCGCCAGCGAGTTGTTCCAGGAGCGCTGGGCGGCGTTTGCGGCCTCCGCCGGCGCGGCGGCGATCGGCATTCAGAAAGCCGGGGATGAGCTTCGCGATCTCATGTCGCAATCATCTGCCCAGGAAGATGCCCTTGTCCGTGTGAACACGGCGCTCCAGGCGCAGGGCACGTTCACGCCCGCGCTGGCCGCGCAGTATGCCGAGCTGGCGAGCCAGTTTCAACGCACGACGGTGTTCGGGGACGAGCTCGTCAGTGAGATGCAGGCGCTCCTGGTTCAGGTCGGCAATGTGATGCCCAACCAGATGGAGGCGGCCCTCTCAGCAGCCACGAATCTGGCCTCCGGCCTGCGGATCGATCTGCGGACGGCGACAATGCTTGTCGGCAAAGCGTTCGAAGGCGAGACCGGCACCCTGAAGCGCTACGGCATCGTGATCGATGAGGCGAAGCTGAAGGCGGGCGGCGCGACGGCCGTCCTCGAGGCGATCAACGAGAAATTCGGCGGGCAAGCGCAGGCGCAAGCCGAGACGTACAGCGGCCGGCTGCAGCAACTCGGCAATCAATACGGGGAAGTCAAAGAACAGGCCGGCGCGCTCCTCGCGCGCGCGATTCTGCCGCTGCTCGAAGCGTTTACGTCCCTGCCGCAGTCGACCCAAACGGTCATTTCCGCCGCGGTCATTCTCGGCAGCGTGCTCGGCCCCGTCGCCCTCGGGTTCACGGGCATCTTCTCGGCCGTCAGCCTGCTCATGCCCGTACTGGCCGCCGCCGCGCCTGCCGCGCTGGCCGGTGTCACGGCGGCGCTGGGCGCGCTGGCCCCATTCCTCCTCCCGGCCGGCGTCATCATCGCCGGCATCACCGGCGTCTATCTCGCGTGGAAGAACTGGGATCAGATCACGACGATCGCGCAGCGCGTCTATGAGGGAGTGAAGACGTGGCTCGTCGACAAATTTACCGCGATCGTGGACTGGATCGGCAAGAAGGTCGAGGCGGTGACCGGGTTCTTCCGCGACATGTACGAGCAGGTCGTCGGCCGATCGTACGTGCCAGACATGGTGCGCGGCGTGCTCGACTGGTTCACGCGCATGGGACAGGGGATGGTGGCGGCGACCCAGGGCGCGGTCGCGCAGACATCAGGGCTATTTGCGCAACTCGGGAATGTCGTCTCATCGTCCCTTGCGGATCTGAATCGCATCTTCCAAGCGGCCTTTGAAGGGGGCGGCGGAGTCAGCGGCGCGGTGCAATCGTTCGCGACACGCCTCGTCGGCGATTTGCTGCGACAGATCCCAGTGGTCGGTGAGATCCTCAGCCAGTTTTCCGGGGCGATTGTCGCAGGCGCGAAAAAAATCTGGGGCGCACTCACTGGGCTCTTTGGCGGTCCAGACGCCACCGAACGGGAGGGGCGGACGGTCGCCGCACAGTTCCGCGAGCAACTCGAGCAGATGCTCACCGACACGCAGCGGCTCGAGGCCGGGAATGAGCGCTGGAAGCAGAGCGTGATCGCCGTGCGCGATGCCTACCTTGCGGCGGGCCGCACCGAGCAGGAGGCGCTGGCCATCATGGACCGGCTCTGGAAGGCCGAGAAGCAGGGCGGCGACGCCGTGCGACTCGTGATCCAGGAGATCGAGGCAGTCATGCGCACGGGCCTCACGCCGGCGTCGCAGGCCTTTGGCGAGACGTTCGTCGACGCCACGGCTCGCGCCGGCGCGGGCTTGACCGCACTCGGGAGCCTCGCCGACGAGGTCAAGGCCGAGATCGCGAAGCCGATCACCATCAAGGTCGGATGGGACATCGCGAACTTCCCCGGCCTGCCCTCGCCGAGCAGTGCGGCCGGCGCCAGCCCTGGGGGATCGGGCTTCCGGGCCGCCACGCAGGCCGACATCGATGACTTTCTCCGCCGCAATCCGGGGGACGTGCACCGGATTCAGGAGGCGTTTGGAAATATCACCGACCGGCATCGCGGCGGGTGGATTGACGCGTGGCCGCGGGCGCACCGGGGCCTCTGGATGGACGAGGTGCCGATCATCGCGCAGACCGGCGAACGCATGTTGTCGCGCGCGGAGGTCGCGCGCATGGGCGGGCGGGCCAGCGTCGACGCGGCGGCCAGCGGCGGGCGAGACAGCGCGCCCGTCGTCCTGCATGTGCACTTGCACGCGAATGGCCGCGAGCTCGCGAGCGCGGTCGTGGAAGATCTCCCCGGCGAGCTGAAGCGCCGCGGGTTCCGGCTCTGACGATTATGCAGAGCAGAGCCACCCGGCGGCGCGAGGAAGGCTTTTGTTGGGACGCCCCATACGGACTACGGGACCAGCTCCGGGGATAGGAGCCCGAAAGGATGCGAGACATGGCAGTGACCGCAGGACGGCTGGATGACGTCACGGGGAACAGAACGAGCGGGCGGATCACGGTCAAGATCACGACCGGCGAGGCCCCACTGCCGCTGACGTGGCAGGGACAAAGCCTGCTGTTCAGCGGAGCCGAGGTGCTACGAGAGCAGCTCGCCGCACTCAAGGCGCGGCTGAGACCAGACGAGCTGGCGCTCCTTCAACTGCTCTCTGCGGTGGAACGGGATCCCACGCTCGGTGTGACCTTCGAGGCCAACTGCCGGGCGAAGACCTGCACGCTGGATCTGACGGGTGCCGTGAACGTCATCGCGGTGGGGTAATCCGTGGCCTGGAACTACGCGCGCGGGATCGACTCGTCGGTCGTCGGGATCGCTGGCGACAGTGGCTTGGCGACGAGCATCCAGATCGATACCGATTGGACGTTCGAGACGGCGGGCAAGGAAGCCTTCTTCGCGCGTTTCGTCGCGCCCGTGTCCCAGACGAATGCCGCGCTGACGCTCTATGTCTTCTGCACGGCCGTGACCGGCACGCCGACCTTCGGGATCGAGGCGCGCAACGGCGCCCTCGCGGCTGGCGATTGGGACCGGCCAGAGGCCGCAGGGTCCACGATTGGCACCCCTGGGAGCGACATCACACCGACCGCCAATCGTTGGGCGACGTTTACGTTTTCCTCGATCACGCTCGTGCAGAGCCAGACGTACTTTCTGATCGTCAAGAACACGTCGGCCGATCCCGTCAGCGACTACGCCTCGTGGGAGTATCGAGCAGCGTATGAGGGGCAAGTTGGAGCGACAGTCACTATAACGGGGCTCGTACAACTGAGAACCGGCTATACACAGAGCGGCTTCACGACGGATCCGACGCTAGGGAGTGGCGTTGGGCTCGCGGTGATCAAGACGAGTGATGGCCCGCTCTTTGGTAATAGCTGGGCCTCAAGCACCGCGCACGCGAGCAACGCCAACGACCGCGGCAATCGTGTGCAGTTCGCCAACGACACACGAGTCGTAGGGATATTATCCAACGTCGGCAACACGAATGTGGCTACGCTGGAAATCACGCGGGTCTCTGACAACAGCGTGATCCTGTCGCTGACGCTGGACGAGTCCGCGCAATTGGGCGGGTCGACTCATTTCGACGTGACGCTCTTGAAGGATGTGGCCTACAACATCGTCGTGACGGTAGGTGGGAGTACCAACGCGGGCATTCGCGCCTACATGGGCGAATCCTCCGACAATCTCCCCGCCGATGTGCTGGCCTGGAAGCCCTCCTGGTTCCTCGGCTTCGTCGGCGGCTCGCAGGATCCCTCCACCTACACGTTGAATGACACGCTCGCGTCGCCGATGGTGCTCATGGTGGACTCGATTAGTAGTGGTAGCAGCGGCGGCGGATTGCGTCTCGCCGGACACGGCGGATTGGCGGGCTAGATGTACGCAGGAGACTTCACCGCCGGCGACACGTTCGATGTCAAGTTCACGACGCGGCGATTTTCCACAGGCGCGCCGTTCACGCTCGCGGGCACACCGGTCATCTCGGCCTATCCGGATAACAGCGTCACCCAGCTCACGGCGGGCATTACCCTGACTGTTGACTTCGATTCCGTAACCGGACTTAACAATGTCCGGGTCGTCGCGACAGTGGGCAATGGCTACGCGGCCGGGTCCAGCTACGCACTTGTGATTACGACGGGGACCGTGGACAGCGTGTCCGTGGTGGGGGAGGTCATTGGCTCGTTCACGCTGGGCCGGAGTGCGGCCTTTGCCCGACTCGGTGCTCCCAGTGGGGCGTCTGTCTCGGCCGACATCGCCGGTGTGCAATCAGACACCGATAATATCCAAACGCGGATCCCGGCGGCGCTGGTTGGTGGTCGGATGGACAGCAGCATCGGCGCGGCGGCAGCGGGCGTGCTTGCGGCGGCATCCTTCGCCGCTGGCGCCTTCGATGCCGTCTGGACGGTGTCGACGCGGACCTTGACGGCCTTCGGCGCATCGCTGGTACAGGAGATCTTCGACCGCGCGACATCCGCACTCACGACGGCCGGTTCAATCGGCAAACTCTTCGTCGATAACCTGAACGCGGCCATCAGTAGCCGCTCAAGCCACAGCGCCGCCGACGTGTGGGCCTCTGGGACACGCACGCTCACGGCTGCGACGAATATCACGTCCACCGGCGGGACGACGGCGCCGCAGACCGGGGACAGTTTCGCGCGGCTCGGGGCCCCAGCTGGGGCGAGCGTGAGCGCAGACCTGGCTACGGTGAAGGCGGACACGACGGCCATCAAGACGAAGACCGACGCATTGCCGGCGAGCCCAGCGGCCATCGGAGACCAGATGACACTCAGCGCGAGCGAACGCGACGCGATCGCAGATGCCCACCTTGATCGCGTGAATGCGATCGAGACTGGGCTGACGCCACGCCAGGCGCAGCGACTGCAAACGGCCGCCGCCGCGGGCAAACTCGCCGGCGCAGCGACGACGACTGTAACTGTGCGTAATGCCGTGGCCGACAACAAGGATCGCATCACCGCCACGGTCGACGTGGATGGCAACCGCACGGCTGTGGCGACGGACCTGACGTAACGCCTATGTTTCCCGCGCGATTCTGGCCCCTTCGTTTCTTTACCCGCCGCTACTGGCCAAAGATCGGCGGCTCTGGTCAGCTCCTCGCTGTCGGCGAGACGCGCACGGTCGCCCTTGGTCCTCAGCGGTCCACTGTGAGTCTGACATCGGTGCGATCCGTCGCAAGCCTGGTTCCACGCCGGACCACGATGGGGACGTGATGCAGACCAGATATGTGATTCCACTCGGTACGAGCGAACCCCAAGACTTCGAGCTGCGTAATAACGGCGTCGCTATCAATGGCACCGGTTACGCGATTGGCATCGAGGTCGCGCGGTTTGCCGACGGTGCCGTGATCGGTGTGCCAGCGCCATCGATCGCCTGGCTTGTGCAAGCGGCTGGCACCGTCCGCGTCACGGGCGTGGAGGCCTTCGTGGCCGGCAATTATCTGGTGCGCTTCAGGCTCACCGATGGCAGCAGCAAGATCGCCTATGTCCCAAATGGCGAACATGCGGATCTCTGGCTCGTCGTGCCAGTCGCCAACCCGTAACCCGGTCTATCCCTGATGGCACTCACCCTGACCATCGCCGGCTCACCGCGCGCGTTCCTGCGCGAATCCTTGCAGTACGAGAATTCCGTCAACGGACGCGATCGCCTGCAGGTGCGGCTGCAGGGCCGCCTGGCCGACTTCGTGCCACTCGACGGGCACAGTGTCCTGCTGCAGGACGGCGCGACGGCACTCTTCGGCGGCATCATTCAACGGGTCGGTATCGCGCAGGAGGGCGACTCCGAGCTGCTCACGTACGACGTCGAGGCCGAGGACTACAGCGGCCTCTTCGATCGCCATCTCGTCGCGCGCATTTACGAGAATCAGTCCGCCGGCGCCATCCTCAGGGATCTCCTCGCGCAGGACCTCGCCGGCGAAGGCCTCAGCGATGCCGGGATCGATGATGGGCCGACGCTCGCGCGCGTCGTCTTCGACTACGTGACGGCGACCGAGGCGGCCAACGAACTCACCGAGCGGACCGGCATGGCGTGGTGGGTCACCCCGGCCAAGGTGGTGCAATTCCACGATCGCGCCGCCCTGACCGGGCCCGCGATCGGCGCCACGAATTACGTCGCGCTCCGCATCGTCACGCACCGGGAGGACTACCGGAACAGACAACTCGTGCGCGCCGGCACGGATCTGACGGACGCGCGCACCGAATCGTTTGTCGGCGACGGCACCCGCCGCGTGTTCAACCTGGCGTTTCCGGTGGGCACAGTCCCGAGTCTCATCGAAGAGAATCGGAACGGCGCCGGGTGGGTCAGCAAGACAATCGGCATTCGCGGCGTCGAGACGGGGAAGGACTGGTACTGGAACAAGGGGCTCACGGAGATCTCGCAGGACAGTGGCGGGACGATCCTGGCCGCCGTCGATCAACTCCGGGTCACGTATCGGGGTCAGTTCCCGATCCGGATTCTCGCGGACGATGATACGGCGATCGCCGCCCGGAAGACGCTCGAGGGCGGCACGGGTGTGTACGAAGCGCGCGAGGACCGGCCGGATCTGGATGATGCCGATCTCGCGACGGATACGGCCGCGGCGCTGCTGGCGCGGTTCGCGCGTACTGGGCGGCGACTCGAGTGTGAGACGCTCACGGCCGGCTATCGGGCGGGCCAACTCGTCGCCGTCATCGTGCCGCGCCACGATCTGATGGGGGAATTTCTGATCGAGGCCGTGCGTGGCCGCGACTGGCTCGGCCAGGACCAGGGCGGGGTGGCGACACTGCTGTCTACCGTCACGCTCGTCGAAGGTGATCCCGTCGTCGGCTGGCGCATGTTCTATCAGAAGTTGCTGGCGGCCAAGCGGGCGACCACGCCACGCGACAACGAAGTCCTCGTGCTCGTGCGCAGTGCTCAGGAGACCGTGTTGCTCGACGATACGAGCGACGCCAGCACCGGCACACCCGAGCGACGGGTCGAACACGCGCGCGTCGAGTTTGGGATGGTGGGCTAAATGCCGCGCTGCGCTGCTTCGCTGCACAGTCGCGATCGCCTCGCCCTCACGGGCGCGCTCGTCGTGGAGATCCGTTCCGCACGGACCGGCCGCCTGCTCCGTCGGCTGCGACAGCACAACGTCGTCACCAACGGCGGGCGCCAAGCGACGCGGGATGCGTGGGACGCGACGATCACCCCGCCGACCCCGCCGACACATCTCGCATTCGGCACCGATGCGACCGCGGCCGCCGCGACGCAGACGGCGCTTGTCGCGGAGGTCTTTCGGAGCCTGCTCGCCTCGCGGGCCCGCACGGCACAGCAGATCGTCTTCAAGCATTTTCTGTCGGACGTGCAGGCCAACGGGAACACGCTGCGTGAATTCGGCCTGTTCAACGCGGCCTCTGGCCCGCTGATGTTCACCCGCGCCGTCCTCGCGTCGGCGATCGTGAAAACGAGCAGCATCACGGTGACGTCGACATGGACCGTCACCGTCAGTCAGTGAGGAGGGCGCCATCAGTACGCTCTGGACGGCGGACGACGTTCTGAAAGCTAAGCGGCTCAACCGGTACGCCATCATGAGCCGCCTGCTCGGCGGGGCTCTGTACGACGTCGACGGGGCCGATGTCGTGACGGTCACGGCGAAGCCGAATGACGGGGCGACGCTCGGCACCAGCGTGGCGACGCATTACACCGCGCCATCGACGGGCGGCAGCGTGGTCCAACTCCACGCGATCACGATCCGGAACACCGATAGCGTGGAACGCGCGGTCGAGATCTATCTCGTCCCGAGCGGGGGATCCGCCGGGGTGCCGGAGCGGATCTTCGACAAGGTCGTGCCGCCCGGCCGGACGTTTGCGCTCGCGCCCATCGGCGGGTGGTTCCTCGGGCCGAGCGGCACGCTGCGCGGCAAGGCGGCCGCGGCGGGCGTGGTCGCCATGCGCGCGGAGATCACCGAGTACGCCAGTCAGCCCGACGGCGTGACGCTGAAGGTGGTCGACGGCGTCCAGTTGGGGACGAGCTACAGCACCCTCTACACGGTCCCCGGGAGCGGCGTGCAGCATGCGCTCCTGCTGAACTACACGCTCTGCAACACGGACAGCAGCGCCCACACGCCGCAGCTCGCGATCGTGGAATCGGGGGATACCGCGTCTGTGGAAGACGAAGTCTTCGGCGACACCATCGGCCCCAAAAATACGCTCCTGGACGATACCTGGCGCGTGCTGGAGCCGAGCGATTTCGTAGCCGTCAGGAATAGCGCGCTCGCAAACGTGGTGAGCTGCCGACTGACCATGCTCGAGGTGGCCTCGTAATGCCAATCAGTCAGACCGGGTCGCAACCCAAGTGGAAGGTGCAAGTGTTTACCGGGGACGCCACCTGGACCCGCCCCGCGTCCGTCGATACCGTCTGGGTGACGCTTGTCGGCGGCGGCGGCGGCGGCGGCGGCTGTGACTCATCGGGCGGCGCTGGATCTGCTGGCGGCGGTGGCGGGGCTGGCCACGCGATTCTGCGGTACCCGGTAACCGTGACCGGGAACGTCACCGTCACGGTCGGCGCGGGCGGCACTGGTGGTGCGGCAGGGTCGGGCGGCGTGAACGGCGCCAATGGCGGTAATTCCTCCTTCGGATCGCTGACCGCTTATGGAGGCGCGTTTGGCAACGGCGCCGGGATTGGCGCTGCCGGCAACGGCGGGGCCGGTGGTGGGGAAGGGGGCAGCGGCGGCGGTGAGGGCGGCGCAGCGCGCACCGCCGGCGGGAACTCGATCGGCGCCGGCATGCACGAGATCGGTGGTGGCGGCGGCGGCGGGGATGAAGCCGGCACGGGCGGCGGAAAAGGGGGCGACGCGACCGCCGCGCGCGGGGGCACCGGATCACGAGGCGGCGGCGGCGGCTCGTCGGCCTTCGGCCGCGGCGGCGCGGGGGGAAACAACAGCGCCGGCGCCAACGGCACGGGCTACGGCAGCGGCGGCGGGGGCGGCGGGGCCGCGGCGGCGGGCGGCGATTATGCGGGGGG